GATTATCATGCGGGTGCTATATGGTCAAAAATTGGTGAAGACCAAATTACAAGGTTCTTGGCTGACCCTAGTATATTTCATAATAGAGGTGGGTTGGCAACGGATACAACGATAGCGGGGCAATATGAGGAGTACGGGCTGTTTTGGGATAGTGCTATAAATGATGTCAACGGTGGTCTTGATAGGGTAGCACGGTATTTAAAGGCTGATGCGATGACAGGAACGCCTAAGTTTTATTATTTTAACACGCCGCAAATTGAGCCATTTGTAGAGGAGATGCAGAACTATAGATGGGACGATAAAGAGGGTGTAAAAACGGCGTTAACAGAAAAACCAATAAAAAAACATGACCATGCTTGTGATGTATTGAGATATTTCATAAATTATATGGACGAGAGCGTTGAGCCATTGCCGATAAATCGTAGTCCGCAGTGGTTAAAAGGTAAGCAATCTACGAACAGCTGGAAGGTGGTGTAATGAGTGCTAACACAATATGGAATCCAAAATTAGAGGTATCAGTGTATTCAGGTTCAAAAAAGAAAACGACCAAAAAAAAGACCAAGAAAAAAGGTTATGGCAAGAAAAGCAAATACACTAAAAATGGAATGGGTGCTTAGTGTACCAAGAAACACCTAAAGATAGAAATAAGAGTGATGATGCTCCACATTTGGCGGAGCTTACGGATATATATGAATGGATGCTGGCTGGTAATTCTGATGATATAAACAACTTCAAGAAGTACATGGGCTATTATACGGGAACAGAACAGTGGACGGATGAGGAGCGGATGGAGTTAGAAGACCAAGGACGACCGCCGTTAGCATTGAATATTATATTTCCGAAGATAAACATTGTTACAGGGATAGAGCAACAGACTAGGAGTGGTTATAGAGCTATACCTGTTGGGGTTGAAGACGAAAAAATCGCCACCTTTTGCACAGCGTTGTTGAAACATGAAGATAGTAATCGTAGGCTACAGAAGACATTCAGTAGAGCGTTTAAGACTGCTGCGATATGTGGTCGTTCATGGTTAGACTGCACTGTTGCCCGACAAGATGGCGAATATGTCTTATCAAATAATGTCAAGGTCGAGTCTCCGTTTAATGTGCTGAAAGACCCTGATGGCAGAGAACTTGATATGTCTGATTGGAATTATTTGGCTCGGCAGAAATGGTTAAACCTCTCTCAGTTAAGAATGCTATATCCTGACATCTTTGACGGCAAGGATGACTATGAGCTCATGGCAATGTTGAACTTCTCTCCGCCTCAAGATATGCCACGCCAATGGATAGAATATCAAGACGACTATCCTACTAATCCTAATGTTGCAAATTGGACAACTTATATTGATGAGGATAAAAAGCGTGCTAAGATTATTGAGTTATACAGGAAAATTACTGTAACTCAAGATTATGTGCTAGAGGTTGAAAGTGGTTTAATGTATGAGGCTGAGGACGAGAAAGCCGCTGATAAGCATATAAAAGAGCTTGAAAAAATGCAGGCTGATGTTGCGGACATGGGTGTAATTCCTAAGACTTATCAAAAAATTAAATTACCTGCTAAAAAGATTATTGTCGATGTATATAGTGGCAATATGATACTTAGAAAAGGTGAGGAAATGCCATTTAGGTATAATGACTTTCCTTTAGTACCTATTACTTCATATATGGAGGATACAGGTAAAAAAATTGAAACATTTGGTCTTGTAAAGAATTTAATTGACCCTCAAGATGAGAAAAATAAGAGACATAGTCAATTTACAGACATTTTAAATAGAGCACCGAAAGGTGGCGGGTTTTATCAGCAAAGTGCTATAGACCCTGAGCAAATACAGAATTTATCAAAAGCAGGCAGCTGGGTTGGAATAAGAGGTAATATTAAAGACAAGATACAGCCTGCGACAGCTAACTATATACCGATTTTATCTCATTATCAATGGTTAGAGCAGTTATCAATGACTGATGCTAAAGAGATAAGTGGCATTAATGATAGCTTAGTAGGAATGCCTACAAATTCTAGGGAGAGTGGAATTGCTGCTCAGACTAGAATTACACAAGGTATGACTGCATTGCAAGAGATATTTGACAATCTAAATACTGCTAAGAAAATGGTGCTATCTAGGGTTTTATCAAATATCCAGCAATATTATGATATATCAAAAATTAAACGATGTGTCGGTGTTTACAATTCAGCTAATCCTAACGAGGCAGCTGAAGTTAGCACTGAGTTAATTCAAAAGTTTAATGAATTAAAATACGACATTGTACTTGATGAAGGTGAGAACTCACCTACTGCGAGAATAGCGTTTGCCCAGACAGCAAAAGAGCTATTACAGTATGGCGGTGCTATGCCACCAGATGCGGTGATGACCCTAGTCAAGTCTGTCATAGATATGGCGAATTTCCCGAACAAAGACCAGTTGTTAGGTCAATTATCCGCTCAGGAGCAGATGCAACAATTAATGCAAATGATGGCTGAGGACGGAGGTATTGAAGCACCTGATGTCAGCGGGAACGCATAAAATAAAGGGTAAAAATGTTAGAAAGTAACGAGATTCAAGAATCTGTAGAAGCCACAGAGGGTAGTGCCGAAAAGGTAGCCGAAGGGTTTAGTCATTTGACTGAAGCAGACCTTAATCCTGATTATAAGCCAGAATCTAATGCTAAGGAGGAGTCTGCAAAGACAGATAGCCCTGCTAAAGCTGAAGAGAAGAAGGTAGAGTACAAGGTTAATGGAACAACTTACACAGACGCTGATTTAAACACTAAAATGGTTAAAGATTATGAGAATTTAACCTCATTCACAGGCAAACAAGCTGAGGATATTGGTAATTTTAAATCTGAGATTAATGATTTAAAGATGAAAATCGCTAGTCTGGAGGCTGAAAATGAAGCATTTTCCAAACCTCAAGAGCCTGAAACATCTGAGCCAAAGACTCCTGAAGATGTAATATTTTCTAAAGAGAGTATTGGCAAGCTTGTTGATGATAAAGTCAAGGCAATTTTAGATGCGAAGGCAGAAGAGCAAGCGAAAATGCAACAAAAGACTCAATTTGAACAGACAGTTGAGCGTGCTGGTAAGAAATTCGTAGAAAATAACCCTGACTACGATGAAAATTCTATGTTAGACCTTGTTAATAAAGGAAAAGAGAAGGGCATTATGTTTGATTCTACCAATGCCACTGAAGATTCAGTGCTTGGTTATCTTAATTTGCTGAACATGGCAGAGGGTAAAGTCAAAGCCGCTTCTCAAACTGAAAAACAACCTAGTGATACCGCAGAAAAAGTTAAGGAAGCTTCAAAGGTAAAATCAAATCTTAGCGATATTGGTTCTACTGAAACTGACGGACGAGATTATAATGATATGTCTCCGATGGAGTGGGCGAAACTTCCTGATAATAAAAGAGCGGAGTTACTGGGTATTTAATTAGGAGAAAAAGAAATGGCAAATGTTTCTTTATTAGCACCAGATGGCGTAAATCCAAAAGCGAGTATTCTTGGTAAAAAAGATGGTGCAGAAAGAGGTGCTACAAACCAGATGGTTATCAAATTAGGTCATGCCGACATACCAACTGCTGCTAACACCTATGTTTTAGGTAAATTACCTGTTGGAGCTGCTGTAGTGGGTGTTACTTGGATAGTAACAACTGCGTTTACAGATGGTATTGATTTTGGTATATCAGATGTAGATGGTACTTCTGGTACTGAAGGTGATTTGGATATTTTGCAAGATGATTCAGCGGTTAATAATCATGCCGTAGGTGTTTATAAGCATCTTCATGCTAGTAATAATTACAACGGACATCTTTGTGTGACTGATAGTTATATAGTTGCTTCGGCAACTGCTGATTTGTCAGCGGGGGCAGGCACATTAGTTGTTGAATACATTAAAACACTTTAATTAGGGAGAATAAGAAATGGCAAGTACATTATTTAATTCAAGCTTAGAAGTCTCCCGTTGGAGAAATGAATTATACACTCAAGCTAAAAAAGATACTTATTTTAGTAGATTTTTCGGCGGTGCTAACTCAATTATCCATGTTAAGGATGACTTAAAAGCAGCCAAAGGAAAGGATATTACTTTCGGCTTAAAAATGAAAATTGAAGGTGACGGCGTTACAGGTGATAACACTTTAGCGGGCAACGAAGTTGCAATCGATACTTATTCACAAACAATCACTCTTGACCAATTAAGACAAGGTATTATTTCAACTGGTAAGATGCATAACAAGAAAGTTTTAATCGACTTTAGAAGTGAAGCATTAGACTCATTGAAAGTATGGTTTGCTGAAACAATGGAGCAAGACATGGTTGATGTGTTGAGTGCTAATGCAACTCGTTCATTAACATTTGATGCTAGTGCTGCTGCTGGTTCTCAGTATGTAACAACAAAGCCTACTATGGCGGCTGCGGATGTTATTACTACTGCTGGTATTTCAAGATTGGCTGCGATGGCTAAGCTTGGTGATAGCACTCATGGTAAAATGAGACCTGTTAGAGTTGGTGGAAAAGATTACTATGTTCTTATTCTTCACCCTGAAGCTGCACATGAGCTTAAAATGGATTCTACATTTATGAATGCTCAGCAGTATGCAATGCCTAGGGGTTCTGACAACCCATTATTCTCAGGTGCATTGGGTGCATGGGATGGTGTTGTTATTCACGAGCATGACATGATTAAGAAGTATTCAACAGGAGTTAATCACTGTGGAAACTTATTCTTAGGTGCTCAAGCTGGCTGTGCTGCATTTGGTGGCGACCAT